ATTTCGGCAAGGGGAATTTCGCATTTCAAAGGTGAAGTAGCACAATACTGGATTGCTACTGAAGCTGGTTCTAAGTATAACGTTGCTGATGATAATGAACCAGCACCATTTTAAGGAAATATTATGACATTGAATGAACAAGATAAGAAAGACATTTTACACGTAATCAAAGATTGCTCTGACTCACTAACTCGTATGGAGGGTGAACGTGAATTTATTAAGGAAGCAATCATTGGTTTGAATGATAAGCATGGACTTGATAAAGGACATCTTCGTAAGGTTGTAAACATTTACTATAAGCAAAACCTTGCTGAAGTTCAAGCACAAAATGATGAGGTTGAAGATTTGTATGAATCTTTGACTGGTTAAAATAATGCGGGTATCGTATATCGGTAAATACAATGGGTTTCCAACCCATGAAGGTCAGTTCGATTCTGACTATCCGCTCCAACTAATCCTCAGTAGCATAATTGGATAACGCAATTGCCTTCTAAGCAATAGAGTAATGGTTCAAATCCATTCTGGGGAACCAAAATTGATATAACTTTACTTTCGGGTGAGTTTAGAGTATAATATAAGTATATGATGGAGAATGTGAATGGAAGACTTTTTGTGGGTCGAGAAATACAGACCAAAGACGGTTGCTGATACCGTATTACCAGCAGATCTAAAAGCAACGTTCCAACAGTTCGTTGACAATAAAAATGTACCAAACCTATTATTGACTGGATCGGCAGGTGTCGGCAAGACAACTATCGCAAAGGCAATGCTTGAGGAAATTGGTTCTGACTATATTGTTATCAACGGTTCTGATGAAGGCAGACTAATTGATACACTGAGAACTAAGATTAAAAACTTTGCTTCAAGTATGTCACTGGCAGGTGGACGTAAGTATGTCATCCTAGATGAAGCAGACTACCTTAATGCTGAGACAGTACAACCTGCTCTTAGAAACTTTATGGAGGAATACTCATCCAACTGCGGATTCATCCTAACGTGTAACTTCGTTAATAAGATTATCGCACCGTTACACTCACGATGTTCTGTGGTTGAGTTTAAGATTGGCAATAAGGATAAACCTAAGATGGCAAGTGAATTCTTCCATCGTGTTTGTATGATTCTTGACTTTGAGAATATTGAGTATGAAGAAAAAGTTATTGCTGAGGTTATCACTAAACATTTCCCTGACAACAGACGTGTATTAAATGAACTACAACGTTACAGTGCTACTGGTAAAATTGATGCAGGTATCCTAATCAATACTTCAGATGCCAACTTTAAGACGTTGATGGATGCCTTGAAGAATAAGGAATTCTCAACTGCTCGTAAATGGGTTGGTCAAAATATTGATGGGGATGTCGCACCGTTCTTCCGTAAGTTATATGATACGATGTATGACCATGCTGAACCGAGTAGCATTCCTCAAATCGTAGTAACGTTGGCAGACTATCAACATAAGTCAGCATTTGCAGCAGACCAAGAAATAAATACGATGGCATTACTGACTGAAATTATGGTAGATACTGAGTGGAAGAAATGAAGTGTGTAATTTATGATTATGAAACGTTAAGTCAAAATGCTTTCAATGGTGTTGTATTATCTGTTGCTGGAATTGCATATGATGAAGATAGGTTTTTAACCAACCCATACACCTATGAAGGACTACTCGATAGTTGTGAGTATGTCAAGTTTGATGTCAAAGACCAAGTTAAGTATGGTCGTAAGGTTGAGAAAGGTTCGTTAGATTGGTGGAAGTCGCAGTCTAAATATGCTCAAAAGCAATTGATGCCATCTGATAATGATGTTCCGATTTCCGAATTACTTCCCTTCTTAGAAAGACTCAACATAGCAACTGCTAAGAAAGTATTCACACGAGGTAACTCATTCGATCCAGTATTCACACGATCTTTATGCGATAGTCTAGGAATAGAAGATCCAACTCCATGGTGGACCATCAGGGACGTCAGGTCTTATATAGATGGTTTCACTTATGGAACGGACATTAACCACGACTTCATTCCCAAAGACCTTGTTGATAAGTTTGTACAGCACGATCCATCACATGACGTAGCAATGGACGTGATGAGAATGCAATTTCTAATCAGGACAATATATGGCAAAGACTAATCCGTTTGACTTCACCAATTCAATCAATACTTCTAAGAAGAATTTGATGAGGAAAACTGACAACGATGTACTTGCTGAGAAATCATACAGTCCATTCCTAACTAATCGTGCCTTGTCATATCATAATGATACAGTTGCTATTGCTAATGAGATGAACATCAGGCACTTCACGGATAAACGTTTACAGTATGAATTCTTATTGAATATTGTACGTCCAAAGAAAAGATATGCTAAGTGGTCTAAGAAAGAGAAGGGTGGAGATGTAGATGTTGTCAAAGAATATTTCAAATACAATGACATCAAAGCAAGACAAGCATTAACGATATTGACTAAGGAACAATTGGTCGAGATTAGACAGAAGTTGGAGAAGGGTGGTAAAGGTTAATTATTATAAATATTCTAAATAATCAATTAATTATGAGATCCAAAAATGATAGATACAATGATAGAAGTCACAATTGCGAAAGAAGATGACTTCTTAAAGATTAGAGAAACACTTACTCGCATAGGTGTATCATCTCAAAAGAATAAAACAATATATCAATCCTGCCACATTCTACATAAGAAAGGTAAGTATTACATCACCCACTTCAAAGAACTATTTGCACTAGACGGCAAACCAAGTAACTTTGGTGATGAAGACAGAGGTCGTAGAAATACAATTGCCAATCTTCTTGCCGAATGGGGTTTGGTAACTCTTGTTGATACTGAGAAGAGCAAAGATCCAGTCGCACCTCTAAGTCAAATCAAAATCCTTCCGTATAAAGAAAAACGTGAATGGAATCTAGAACCTAAATACAATTTAGGAAAAAACTTCTAATAAAACTTTACTTTACTTCCGTTTGGGAGTATAATAAAGGTAACGGACAAGTATAAATAAACTGAACATTCCTGATAAGGGAAATTGTCCGTGACGACACTAAAATATTTTTAATAACAAGAGGTAAGAAATATGTTAGATAAAATTAATGGTTGGATTAAAGCAGGTACTGAAACAGGTGTAGCATTAATCGCATTCGCGATTGTATTACAGGTGATTTTCGGTGGAACGGTTCCATTTGTAGGTGGTGATATTATTGCTACAATTACTGGTATCGTATCACAACTTGGTGCTCAAGGTCTAGTAGGTCTTGTAGCTGCTGCAGTACTATATAAGTTATTCAGTAAGTAATAACTGTATGATAAAAGTTTAGGGGTTTTCTTAAAACCTCGAACCACTTCATAATGGAAGATAAGGATCGGTTATTATCGATTGAGTGCTTCCACCTAATTTGGTAATTTCGTGGTATAACCATAGGAATTACCATTTACTCTTTATTGGAGTTATGATGGACACGAGTTCAATTCTCGTCGACTCCACCAATGAAGGCATTACATCCTCCCCCACTGTAGTGTCTTCTTTGATGGGGTTGCTAGGTTTCGACATGGTAACAGAAGGTTTAGAGTCGTAAGACAAAGTAAACGCAAATGACGATTACGCATTACTTGCTGCCTAATAGGTGAGTGAGTTGAGGAATTAGGCAGGTTCATCCTTATAACCAAATGAACCTCCACCAAATTATTGCAGGGTAATTCAGTCGGGTAGAAATCCAGGCTCATAACCTGGAAGTCCTTGGTTCAAATCCAAGTCCTGCTACCAAATTTGCCATGAGGCAGATGATGACGAGTTGCTCAATAGAGGACTCATTTTATAACTCGCTTAATATAAGGAGAAACATATGACTACAAGTGCATATAACTTCCCGAGAGATCTATTCTTGGGATTCGATAGTTTGTTTGATAATCTATATCAATACAATGACAATCAACAATCAAAACAAACCTACCCACCATATAACGTGGTAAAGAAAGATGATAATCATTATCTAATTGAGATCGCTGTCGCAGGATTTAAATCTGAGGATATTGACTTAACTTTGGAAAAGGGTGTCTTGACAGTAGAGGGTGATAAGAAACTTAAAGATGAAACAACAGAATATATCAGACAAGGTATTTCTGCTCGTAACTTTAAACGTGTCTTCACACTTGCTGATACTATCAAAGTTGTCGGAGCTGACGTTGTAGATGGACTGTTACTAATTGGTCTTGAAAACGTTGTGCCTGAAGAAGAGAAACCCCAAACAATTAATCTTGGTGAATTTACTAAATCTGCTAAGAAGATCTTGTTAGGTTAATATAATGAATAGGGGACTTCGGTCCCCGACTATGGAGAATAAATTATGGCAAACGTGTCAAAAATGAACAAGAAACAATTAATTGCCCACGGCAAAAAGTTAGGAATCAAACTTGATGACGGTATGGTCAAAAAGACTATGGTTCTATTAATTAAAAACCCACCTTCTAAACCAACTAAGATCGTAGGCAAACCAGTAACACAATCTAAAGTGAAAACAATCACAACACCACAACCAAAAGGTTTTTGGCAATCTATCAAAGACTTTTTCAGAGTCTAGTATGGATGAGGTTAAAATTGTAAGACTCACCACGGGTGAGGAACTTCTATGTAAGATAGATCCTAAGACTATTAAACCTGAAGTGAAAACTATGGGTCCAGTCGTAGTTGACACACCAGTATTGATTTTACCTACTGCTGATGGCAAACTAACTTTCATGCCCTACATGCCCTACGCTGACATCAAGAAATTGACAATCAAAGAACGCAGTGTGATGTTTATTGTCAATCCTACTGAAGAGTTGGCAGCACAGTATAAGAATATGATTGGTGATGTTGTTATTCCACCTAAACCTAAAATCTTGGTCTAAACTTTACTTTTGGGGAGTTATATTATATAATATAAGTAATGAATAAATTTTACACAAACTTTTACCAACGAGGTAATAACGTCTATATTCGTGGATATAAAGATGGCAAACGTTTCAGAGAAAAGATCTGGTACAAACCATCACTGTTTATTTCCACTAACAAAGACACCGAATTCAAAAACATTAAAGGTGAACCAGTTGATGCTGTTGTTCAAGAATCTATGGGTGATGCCAGAAAATTCTTTCAAAAGTATGATGTAGTTTCTAACTTTGAAGTCTGCGGAACTACTCAGTATGCATACTCTTGCATCAATGAGCAATTCGATAACTCATTCAACCAAGAAGATATTGTAGTTGTAAACTTCGATATCGAGGTTGCATCGGGTGATGGTTTCCCTAGTCCTGATGAAGCATCTCAAGAAGTGACTGCAATCACTGCTAGTTATAAAGGTATCTACTACACTTTCGGATGTCAAGACTACACGGTTAAACGTGAGGACAACAAGTATATCAAGTGTCATGATGAGAAACATTTACTACATCGTTTCCTTCAGTTTTGGCAGAGTGCCGATCCAGATATTATCACAGGTTGGAATGTCCGATTCTTCGATATCCCATACTTAGTGAATAGGATGCGTAAGTTACTCGGTGAGAAGCAAACTAAAAACTTCTCACCTGATGGATTAATCAAAGAACATATTCAAACGGTATTCAATCGTGAACAGACTGAGTATGAGTTGTGTGGTATTACAACTCTGGACTATCTAGAAGTGTATAAGAAGTTTACTTATTCTCAACAAGAGAGTTATAGACTTGACCATATTGCTCACGTAGAGTTGGGTGAACGGAAGTTGGACTACTCTGAAGTGGATAGTTTGTACCAATTATATGAAACTGACTATGAAAAGTTTATTGACTACAACATCAAGGACGTTGAGTTAGTTAATCAGATTGAAGAGAAGATGAAACTTCTAGACATGGTAATCGCACTTGCATACGATGCTAAAGTGAACTATATTGATACGTTCAAGCAAGTACGAATGTGGGATGTATTAATCAATAACTACCTGCTTGAAAAAGGTGTCATCGTTCCACCTAAGAAGGATGTTGAAAAGAAAACTCAATTTGCTGGTGGTTATGTTAAAGCACCTCAGGTTGGGATGCATGATTGGGTGATGAGTTTTGACTTGGCATCCCTGTATCCGCATCTGATAATGCAGTATAATATTTCACCCGAAACCTTTTTGGTTGGTGAGTATCAAGATTTAACTGTAGATGGAATCATCGATGGTAAGTTTGAGAAGACTGATGACTGCTTATCCGCAAGTGGATATTCATATCGAAAAGATAAGCAAGGTTTTCTTCCTGAAATGATGCAACGGTTATATGACGATCGTGTTATTTACAAGAAGAAAATGTTAGAGTCTTTAACTAAACTTGAAGAACTGACTAAGTCAGGTGGTGACATAACTCAAGTGACTAAGGATATCTCTAAGTACA